GCCTGCGTCTGCGCCGGGTGCGCTCGCTGTGACTGTTCCTATTGTGAGCGTGTTAGAAAGTCCGATTGGCCCTTGGATTCCCTGAATACCTTGTGGGCCTTGTGCGTTAGATAGCGTGATTGTTGTTTCAGTCTCAATAACAGAAACATCAACGCTTGTCTCTAAAACTGTAAGCGTTGTGTTTGTTTCGACTACCTCGACAACAGAGCGCGACATTACCGAGTGACCTCTGCCTCAACTGTAAAAATGCCCTGTACTAATCGAGTTACCCGAGAACCTGAGTTGAGTTCTAGGTCGTAGACATACTGTCCTGCGGTGACTGAACCCATTGTTTGATAACCAATACTTACGCCAATTGTTCCAGCAGTACCGCCTAGCGTTATGCCTGATCCGTTAGTCAAAGACAGTACAGGTGTTGTTGAGTCATAGGCCTCTCTAACCTGCATCGCAGCGGTGTAGTTAGTTAGGTTTACAGCCGTACCGCCAATTGACCAAGTTAGAGACAGGTCATAATTTGCGCCTTGATAAGCGGTTATGTTGTATTTGCCGGGAGTTATCACGCTATCTCCTAAAGATTCTGCCAAAGAACATGAAGCTCTCTTCCAGAGGAATTTGAGATGGCCCAGATTTCGTTGCCGGGAAGAAGCGTTAGCTGATAAGTGTCGGCGTTGTCAAGGTGTGCGCCTGTTGAGGTTGTGACAGCAGAGCTACCACCAAACCAAATGTAGGTATTAGAGGTTTTGTTTGCGTTGTGCAAAGTCACTGTCACAGGGTTGAGAAAAGGCCCGATTACTTTTTGAGAAGCTGTGCCGATTGTAAATTGTTGTGTATTCAGCATTAGTTCTCCTCATAGACGGATTGTGGGTCGAGTGGGTTGATTTGAGCAACGGCTTGAAGCTGAGTGCTTGGGACTCCTGTGTGTTGAATTGCAGGCAAGCCCATAGCAGTTAGAACCTCGGCAGGTGCGAAACCAACCTGCACAAGTTTTTGCGCCATTGTTACACGCTTGTCGGTTGCTACTAAGTCCGCTGCGTCGATATTTACATTTGATAGCGGTACACGCAAGACGTCACCGCCGTCAATCTTTGAAAGCCCCTCAGCCACTCGGGCATCGTTAGCCGTCAAAATACCAGCTTGGATACCCTGCGAGTATGCGCTAAAGCGTGACTGCACATCTCCGCGTAGTAGGGAGTTCATGTTGAACTCAAGGAAAGCGCCCTGTCCATTTGGGTATACCTGTAGCAATGTTGAAAGAGTGTTTTCAATAATTGCGACATAGGGTCTAAGCGTGTGGGTCACAAATTCAATTTGAGTAGCTTCCACAGACGAGTAGGTGTTAGTTCCGGGCAGGTTCATCATGTGGCTTGGTATGTTCCAAATACGGCACAAGTCCTCAATAAACATACGGCGGCTGTCAAGTAGCTGGGTCTGCTCTGGGTCTACCCCAATGTCTTTTATGTCTAGCCCTGAGTGCAACACGATGGTCTTGTGTGCGCGTCTCCAGCCACCATGCCTTGCATCTACAGACTTAGCTAGTGCCTTAGCTTGATCCTCGGTAAGTGACTGTGGAGTTACTAGGGCATAGTTGCCAGAAGTTCCCTGTCCAAAAAAGCGCTGCGCATAAGCGTCTAGTGCAAGCCCAAGACCTAGTGCGTCTTTCATCTCCTCAACGCGACTTACGCCTCTAATTTGTCCGGGGCGCATAACGCTTTCGACAATGTGCAAAATGTCGTCTGAGGTGTATTTTTTCCTGTCCTCGTCGTACTCAAACATAACTCTGCCCACGCCGTTGCGCTTTACTTGCACCTTGGTTGGGTTTAGGACAGTTAGGTTTATTGGCAAGCCCTCTTCGTCTCTAAAAATTCTGATAAACGCGTTTCCGTCGAGCATGAGGGAAGCGATGATTGAGCTGATAAACGGGGTTCGGTCTACAAAGCTAACATCAGGGCGGTTTACCCAATCAGGCTTAGGGCGCATAAGTAGCTTTTGCCCATCACGCCTTACCCAAGCGTCCATAGGTAGGGTGGAAATAGTGCCAGCTATTAGTGAGATGGCGGCAGATACTCCAGCGAGTTTGTAAACATTGTCCTCGTCAATAAAAGTACCTGAGTTGTTTTGTAGCTCAAAGTCAAGGCCCGCGCCCCAAAGTGAATTAGGGGTAACGGCCCTGCGCTCAAAAAGATTACTTAGCATCACGCCTCTCTAGGGCAATTCCAAAAAGAATACAAAAAAGCCCGCCTGCAATAATGCCGGCAGGTATAAACATCATGCCTATACCAACGCTTACTGCGGTTGCACCTGCAACCTGCGTAATCACTACGACCTTAGAAGACATAGACACCCGGCACTTGTTGTTCTGGTTCTATTCTAACCTGCAACGCCCTGTCTACGGCTATAACGGCTGCTACGGCAGCGTCAATGCGTCTAGAGGACTGTCTGTTCTCTTTCACTATGCGTACTCCTATGTTGTCGGTTTTTACTACTGCATTTGATAGGTGGCGGGCCAGTAGTGGATTCCCGTCATGCTTTAGTCGCTTTTCTACTACGGCGTCAAAAAACTTAGCGCAGCCAACCACCATGCGCCTTGCGTTGGTGCTGGGATACTCAACAATGGGGTAGCCCTCTTCGGCTAATACCTGCATGGATCGCTGCCAGCGGTAAGGGTCACAGACTATCTCTTTGACCTTGGGGTTAGCGGCAACAAATTCCCTTATGGTGTTTTCTACCTGCAAAATGTCTACACGCCATAGGTCGTCATGTATGTTTGGGTCTTTTTCCCATGCCTGAATCATGAATACCTGCGGCTCGTCCTCAATAGTCGCGCCCACTAAGACGGTGCTGTCGCCGCTAAATGAGCCATCAAAGCCAATTATGTACTCTTTGTCCTTTATGTCCAGCTCGCCCTCACAGGACTCCCAAGCACCCGTAGGTAGCCAGCTAACAGCACTTGATACCCATTGCCCGCAACGCTTAGTACGGAACTCAGGCTCAGGGGTACGCCGTACAGCACTCTCAAAATCCTCGGCAGAACAGATGTCGCCATAACCGGGGTTTGACATCTGCCAAGTTTCTGGCAGTCGGTGATCCGCTTCCGCAGGTGCTTCCCAGCTAGCCATGAAAAAAGTCGGGTCGTCTACTTCGCCTCTCGCGACACGCTGTCCGTATTGATACAAGGTGTAGGCAATGCTGTCCTGTCCGGTGTTGTCTGTTTTTACGCCCGGTGTAGTTATCGCAATTAGTGTGGCAAGTCGCCCTCTAGCACCCATGGCCAAAGACATCACATCAAAGAGTTCGCGGTTAGGCTGCGCGTGAAGCTCATCAAAGATTACTGCGCTAGGGTTTAGACCTTCCTTGGAGTAAGCCTCTGCTGATAGAACTCGGTAGACAGAGCCTTGCGATGGTAGTTCAATTGCATCGCGGTAGAGCTTTGTTATTTTGCTTAGTTCTTCACTTGCCTCAATCATGCGCTTAGCGTCTTGGAAAACAATGCGAGCCTGCTCTTTTTCCGCAGCTACGGAATAGACCTCAGCACCGCGTACGCCAAGTATCAAAGAGTAAAGACCAAAGATAGAGCCCAGCGCGGACTTCCCGTTCTTGCGAGGCATAAGGATTAGGTTTATGGCGTGGCGGTAGCCTCGCTCGTCTCCGGCAAATACATGGCGGATGAGCTCTCTCTGCCAATCGCGCAGGTGCAACGGCTCGCCTGCAGCGCCAGCTACAGAATCTTTGGTGACTATCCCAAACGCCTCGGCAAAGTCAATTACGACCTCACCCTCTCCCTGCTCAATTAGGGTCGGCGGTACTGGGGTCAGCCATTGTGGAGGCCACACGCTTAGCCTTTCGTAATTGGAGTTCTTCTAGTTTGCTAATTGCCTTTACCTCGGCCACGCCTAAGCGGCTGCGATCTGCAGGGCTAAAGCCAAGTAGGGAAAGGTTGCTAACTATTTGCTTGTCTAACTCTCTTAGCCCCCTGCGTAGGCGGTGGTCGTCTGTCTGCATAACCTTTATGCGCAAGTTCCAACGCTCGTCAATCATTTCGCAAGTCATAAGCAGAAGCTCGGTGTCTGTATTTACGCTTAGCCATGTTGCCCCCATGCCCCAAACCTTATCCCACAGCTCTTGCCCGTAGCGCAGTAGCGGGCGGTGGGGTTCGGGTATTTCAGTTGCCATTGCAATTGCTAAGGAGTTAGACGGCAGCGCTCGCTTGCCGGGGTTGCCAAGCATGCGCTTTTGCTCAGTTGGCTTTGAGGGTCTACCTGCAGGCATTAGTCGAGCCCTGAGGTCGGAATTGCACCGCCATCTACTTTCTGGAAGAAAGCCGCATCGCTGCTTATGCTTTCAGGGCGTTTACCTTTATACATCCTTGCGCCGACTTTGTCAATCTCATCAAAGGACAAAATAGGAACATTTAGACGCTCTTTGTCTTTTTGGTTGTACAGGTAAATGTAACGCAACTGGTAGCCGACTACCGGTTGCCAAGTTTGAAATTCTGCTTTCATGTTTCGGTGGTATGCGGTGATGGTGTGCATTACTTCCCCTGTCTCGGGGTTTAGCCGCAAGCCCTCATTGGGCTTGATGCCTGTTAGCAAAAAGCCACTAGCTCTATAGATAGTGCCGTCACCACATTGGCTACCATCTGCAAAACTAATTACCCACTCCAACTGCGGTAGGTGCTTCTTCAAAATCTTTAGGCTTATTGCAATAGCGCGACTTTCGGAGTTTTTAGGCAATGCGTCAGTAAAGGCCATGCGGTTTAGCTCAATAAAGCTATCCCATTTTGTTCCCTCGATAAGTCCTAGCATTTGCTTTTTAGCTAGACATGGGCCGTATTGCATTACGCCCTCTAGCTTGCCAAAGTAATAAACGCCTATGTGTATTTGGCTGTTGGGTACGACCTTGCCGCTGTAATGTACGCGCTTTACAAACTCATTAGCGACTTGTGCGCTAATAGGTTTTAGAACAATGTCCTTAGCCGACATTTTGACCTAGCCATAACTCAACAATGCGGGCTAGTGCATTGCCGTTGCTATTGGTGTTGCCTGTGTCGCCAAAGTCGCCCATAGCCTTACTAGCCTCTATTGCCTCGCGGACCTTTTCGGCCTGCCAATTGTGCAGGGTAAAAGTAATTTGCTCTAGCTCACCCTTTGGCTCTAACACGCCCTCTAGCGCAGCGGCGAAGTCCTCCATGCTGCCCTCGTCATTTTTGAAGCCAAACTCAGCTACATCAAACCCAGCAGCCGACAGCTCTTCTAACTGAGCCGCAAGGACCTCGGGTTGCCATGTGGCAAGTTCGGCGGTCCTGTTATCGGCTAGCGCAAAAGCTTTTACTTGATCCGTGGACCAATCAGCCGGCACTCGTACGCAGTCAATTTTTGCCCACCCTAAAGACTTGGCTGCAGCTAGTGTGCCATTGCCTGCGACCACCCTATTGTCGGCGGTAATCACTATGGGCTTGCGCTGACCAAAATGGCTTAGGCTGCCTGCTATTGCCTGCAGATTTGTGTCGTCATGCGCCCTTGCATTTGTAGGGTCTGGGACTAAGTCCAAAATGTTTAGCTGCTCAATTTGCATGGCTTTTCCTTTCCGTAAATAGCCTATCCCAAAACCGAATAATTATGCGGCTATGCGTATACAGG